AGGCGGATCCTATAATGTCATCTTTCTTGACGAGTTCGCTTTCATCCCGAATCACATTGCTGATGACTTCTTTGCCTCTGTTTATCCTACTATTTCTTCTGGACAAAGCACGAAGGTAATTATTGTTTCCACACCACGCGGTATGAACCACTTCTACCGTATGTGGCATGACTCTGAAAGGGGCAAGAACGAATATGTGCCCACAGATGTTCATTGGTCGGAAGTGCCTGGTAGAGACCAGGTATGGAAGGAGCAGACGATTGCTAACACTTCAGAACAGCAGTTTAAGGTTGAGTTTGAGTGTGAATTCTTAGGGTCTGTTAATACACTAATCAACCCATCAAAACTTAGGAATTTTGTTTACGAAGATCCAATTAAAAGAAATGCTGGATTAGATGTTTATGAACATCCAAAGGAAGAAAATAATTACTTAGTTACTGTTGACGTTGCTCGTGGATTAGGAAATGATTACTCTGCGTTTATTGTTTTCGATATCACTCAATTTCCATATAAAGTTGTTGCAAAATATAGAAATAATGAGATTAAACCGATGCTTTTCCCAAGCATCATTTATGAAGTTGCCAAAGGATATAATGATGCTTGGTTATTGATTGAGGTTAATGATATTGGTGATCAAGTTGCAAGCATTCTTCACTTTGATCTTGAGTATGATAATGTTCTGATGTGTGCGATGAGAGGTCGTGCTGGACAGATTGTAGGTTCTGGATTTAGTGGAAAGAAATCTCAACTTGGTGTTCGTATGACTGCCGCTGTTAAAAAGTTGGGATGCTCCAACTTAAAAACTTTAATGGAGGATGATAAACTATTGACCGTTGATTACGATATCATATCTGAGTTGACGACATTTGCACAGCGCCACAATTCCTTTGAGGCAGAAGAAGGTTGTAATGATGACTTAGCAATGTGTCTTGTTATTTTTTCTTGGTTAGTTGCTCAAGATTACTTTAAGGAAATGACGGACAATGATGTTCGTAAAAGAATTTATGAGGAGCAGAAAAATCAGATTGAGCAAGATATGGCACCATTTGGATTTATTCTAGATGGGTTTGATGAAAATACTTTTGTTGATACTGATGGTGATAGATGGCATCTAGATGAATATGGTGATAGATCCTATATGTGGGATTATATGTGATGGATTTTGATGATCAATTAGAAATTGAGCATCTATTATTTTCAGAAAGAAAGTGTAGGGTTTGTGGACAATTAAAAGATCTTATAGATGGATTTTATTTGACTAGGAAGGGGAGAGGTGCATTTTTATCATCTTATTCTTATGAGTGTAAGGAATGCACTAAAAAGAGAACTATATCCACAAGAAAAAGACCAAATAAGACTATTACTTGGGAATATCCTGATTGGTAGATGTTCATGGGCGGCTTCCCCACTGTAATTAGTCTTTTTAATAAATATTTCTAGAATAATTCTGGATAGCACGGAGAAAAAAGATGCCGCTAAATTTAGCATCTCCTGGAATTGTAGTTAGAGAAGTTGACTTAACTGTAGGTAGAACTGATGCTACCAACGGTGCTGTTGGTGCTATTGTAGCACCTTTTGCTAAAGGACCTGTAGACTCACCAACTTTAGTAGAAAATGAAGCAGATTTGCTTAAGTACTTTGGTGAGCCATACAACACTGATAAGCACTATGAGCACTGGATGGTTGCATCATCATACTTAGCGTATGGTGGCAATCTAAGAGTTGTAAGAGCAGACGATGTAGAACTAACAAATGGTTTTGTTGGAACTGCAAGCAGCATTAAGATCAAGAGTTTAGATCACTACAATCAACTCGGATACGACGAGAACACAATCACTGGAGTTACATTCGCTTCGAGAAATCCAGGTTCTTGGGCAAATGGAATTAAGGTTGCAATTATTGACGGAAAAGCAGATCAAATTCTTGCAGGTGTTTCAACAAATGCCACTTTACAAAATATTGTAGTTGGATATGGTGTAACCCAAGCGATTTCCACAACTCTACCTGGCAATGGTTCAACTTCAACACTTGATGGATATCTTAAGGGAATTATCACTCAAATAAGTGGAACTAACGTATATGTTAAAGTTCTTTCTCACGTATCAGCAGCAGGAACTGAAACGCAAGTAGATTATCAACCATCTGGTGTTTATGCATTCTCATCTTCAGGTAGTGTTGCTATCCACACCAATGGACAGTCTGTTGCTACTGGAACCACATCATATACTTCACAACTTGACTGGTTCGATCAACAAACAATTTCATTAACCGCATCCACTCTTTCTTGGAATACAATTGCAGATAGACCTGGAACTTCCGAGTATGCTGCAGCAAGAGATTCAAGATTTGATGAAATTCACGTTGTCGTTATCGATGACACTGGAGCAGTAAGTGGAAATGCTGGAACAATTCTTGAGAAGCATCTATCGCTTTCCAAGGCAAAGGATGCAGAATACTCCGTAGGAAGCACTGCTTACTGGAGAAAGTATCTTGCTAACGTTTCACAATACGTCTTTGGTGGGTCTGCACCAGCAGGAATCACAACTACTGGATATAGTTCATCATTCACTCTTGAAACTGATACTGGATGGGATCAAGATGCAAGCGGAGTAACCTTTGGTGCTGCTGGTTCTAGTACTCTCACTTTTGCGGGTGGTAAGAACTATGACAGCGGAACTGATATTACAGCATCGGGTGCACTAACTTCAACCCTATCCAAGTTAGCGTCAGGATACGATCTATTCGAGAACACTGAAAATTATGATGTAGATTTCCTATTAATGGGATCTGCCAATTATGCAAAAGAAACTGCTCAAGCACTTGCTAATAAGTTAATCTCAGTTGCTGAACTCAGAAAAGATGCTTTAGCATTCATTTCACCATATCGTTTAGCATTCTTAAACGATGGATCTGTAGGAACAGTAACCGTTAACTCGGATGCAGCTATCACTAATAATCTTATCAGTTTCTATGCACCTGTAACTTCATCGACTTATGCAGTCTTTGATAGTGGTTATAAGTATATGTACGATAGATTTAATGATACCTTCCGCTATGTCCCACTTAACGGTGATATTGCTGGAACTTGTGCAAGAAACGATCTTAATAACTTCCCCTGGTTCTCACCAGCAGGAACTTCGAGAGGATCAATTCTTAATGCTGTTAAACTTGCTTACAATCCAAGCAAGACCCAAAGAGATAAACTATATTCCAGCAGAATTAACCCAGTTATCTTCTCACCTGGCGATGGTATCATCCTCTTTGGTGATAAGACTGGTTATGCTAAGTCATCTGCATTTGATAGAATCAACGTCCGCAGACTGTTTATCTATCTTGAAGATGCCATCTCTGCTGCTGCTAAAGATCAACTCTTTGAATTCAACGATGATATTACAAGAACAAACTTCGTAAACATCATTGAACCATTCCTCCGCGATGTTCAATCCAAGAGAGGTATCTTTGATTATGTTGTTATCTGTGATGAAACAAATAACACTGCTGCTGTCATTGACAACAATGAGTTTGTAGCAGACATCTTCGTCAAACCAAACAGATCGATCAACTTTATTGGTCTAACCTTCGTTGCCACCAGAACTGGTGTCTCCTTTGAAGAAGTAATCGGTAACGTTTAATTAACTTAGAGGTATTCAAAAATGGCGACCAGAAATCAATTAAATCCACCCCCACTAAGAAAGATTACTGACTTCAAGAGTAAGCTAACTGGTGGCGGCGCACGTGCCAATCTATTTGAGGTTGAGCTTTCTTTCCCAAATGCGGTGAGCGTAGACGGACTGAATGATATCCTCAACAAGGCAAGGTTCCTTGTTAAAGCAGCAAATTTACCTGCTTCTAATGTTGCTCCAATTGAAGTTCCTTTCAGAGGAAGAGTTCTCAAGATTGCTGGAGACAGAACCTTTGATACTTGGACCATCACAGTCATCAACGACACTGACTTTGCTATTCGTTCCGCTTTTGAAAAGTGGATGAATACAATTAACAGAGTTTCTGATAACACTGGTACAACTGATCCTGCACAATATCAAGCAGATGCATTTGTTTACCAACTGGATCGTAGTGGTGAAACCCTGAGAAAGTATCACTTCTATGATGTATTCCCAACTCAAGTTGCTCCTATTGAACTTTCATATGATGCACAAGGCATTCAAGAGTTCACTGTTGAACTTCAAGTTCAGTGGTGGGAAGCAGTTAAAGGCACCGGTCAAAATGCTGGTGGAGAAGATATCAACTAAATAGTGTATATTAACAGATAGACAGTTTATACGATGGCAAAACTTTTTGGTTTTTCTATTGAAAATAGTGAGAAAAAACCACCTTCAGTAGTATCCCCCGTTCCTCAAAACAATGAGGACGGGGTTGATAATTATATTGCCAGTGGTTTTTATGGTCAATATGTTGATATTGAAGGAGTTTATAGAACAGAGCACGATCTTATTCGTAGATATCGTGAAATGGCACTGCACCCAGAATGTGATGGTGCTATTGAAGACGTTGTAAATGAAGCGATTGTCAGCGATCTTTATGATTCTCCAGTAGAAATTGAACTTTCAAATCTCAATGCAAGTGATAAACTTAAAAAAACAATCAGAGAAGAATTTAGATATCTAAAAGAAATCCTAGATTTTGATAGAAAAGCACACGAAATATTCAGAAGTTGGTATATCGATGGTAGACTTTTTTATCTAAAAGTTATTGACGTTAAAAATCCTCAAGCAGGTATTCAGGATCTGAGATATATTGATCCTATGAAGATGAAATATATTCGTCAAGAAAAGAAAAATGATCAAAGAAGTTTGGTCAACTTAAATAAAAATGGACAGGACGTTCCTGTAGTTGAACCAGAAATTGAAGAGTATTTTCTTTATACGTCCAAACCAAACTATCCATCTGGAATGGTTTCTGGTTCATCTAGGGGATCTGTTAAAATTGCTAAAGATTCTGTAGTTTATTGTAGTTCTGGATTAGTTGATAGAAACAAAGGAACTGTGCTTTCATATATGCATAAAGCAATTAAAGCACTGAATCAACTTAGAATGATTGAGGATAGTCTTGTTATTTACAGACTCTCAAGAGCCCCAGAGCGTCGTATTTTTTATATCGACGTTGGCAATCTCCCAAAAGTAAAAGCAGAACAATACCTTAAAGAGGTTATGTCTCGCTACCGTAATAAACTTGTTTATGATGCCAACACTGGAGAAATCCGTGATGATCGCAAGTTTATGAGTATGATGGAAGATTTTTGGTTACCAAGAAGAGAAGGTGGTAGAGGAACTGAAATCACTACACTTCCTGGCGGTCAGAATCTTGGAGAACTTACTGACGTTGAATATTTCCAGAAAAAACTTTACAGAGCACTTGGAGTTCCTGAATCTAGAATTGCTTCTGATGGTGGTTTTAATCTTGGACGTTCATCAGAAATTCTAAGAGATGAACTTAAGTTTGCTAAGTTTGTTGGACGTTTGAGAAAAAGATTTGCTCAAATGTTCAATGATATGTTGAGAACGCAATTGATTCTCAAGAACATTGTAACCCCAGAAGACTGGGATGTTATGGCAGATCATATTCAATATGATTTTCTATATGATAACCAATTTGCAGAACTTAAAGAATCGGAGTTACTTCAAAATAGACTTGGCATCCTTGCAACTGTTGAACCTTATATTGGCAAGTACTATTCAACTGAGTATGTAAGAAAGAGAATTCTTCGTCAAACTGATTCAGAAATTATTGAAATTGATGAGCAAATTGAAGATGAAATTTCAAAAGGAATTATACCAGATCCTTCACAAGTAGATCCAATTACAGGTGAACCATTACCGTCAGCAGGTGGTGAAATGGGACAAGATGCTATGGGAATGGGGCAAGTGCCAACCGAACCTGATTTAAATCAACAAGCATCGGTAACTGATGCCCAAGCACAAAAAGACGCTAAGAAGGCTGAGATATAAATAAAAAATATAACTCACAATTTTTATGGACAATATTATCGATTTGATTGCAACTGATGCTCCTGCACACGAAATTAGTGATGTAATTAAAAGTGCTCTTTATGCAAAAGCATCCGAAAGGGTTGATGCTGCAAGACCAATTGTTGCCGCAGGTCTTTTTTCTGAAGATGAAATAGATCAAGAACAAAAGGAAGAGGATCAAGAGGGATGATTACTAAACTTTTAGCTGATGAGCTAAACTTACCAATAACTACGGGTGCTGCAACAAGTTTCAGTGAAGCAACAGTTGTTCGTCTAGTCAATACTAGTGCCACTGCAGCTATTGTAACGGTTGTACAAACTCAAGCTGGTACTGGAGTTGGTTCAATGACAATGCCAGGAGGATCAGTTGAATTTCTTGTGAAAACTCCAAGTCACTGCGTATTTGCTAGCAGTGCTTCAGTTAGAGGAACAAAAGTAGGATTTACAAACTAAAACAATGAAACTTATCACAGAAGAAGTATCAAAAGTAGAATTCATTACCGAAGGTAAAGGTGCTGATAAGAAATCCTATATTAAAGGAATTTTCTTACAGGCAGAACAAGTAAACCGTAATGGAAGAATGTACCCTCTTTCTATTATGGAAAGAGAAGTCAATCGTTACAATGAAAACTTCGTTCAGAAGGGTCGTGCTCTTGGTGAACTTGGACATCCCGATGGTCCAACTGTAAATCTTGATCGTGTTTCTCATAAAATTTGTGAACTTACCCGTGATGGAAATAACTTTCTAGGAAAAGCACAACTTCTAGAAACTCCAATGGGTAAAATTGCTAAGTCCCTTATTGGTGAGGGAGTTACTCTTGGGGTTTCTTCTCGTGGTGTCGGTTCACTTAAGATGACCAATGAAGGTCATAAAATTGTTGGTGAAGATTTTATGTTAGCAACTGCTGCTGACATTGTTGCCGATCCATCTGCACCTGATGCTTTTGTTCAGGGAATTATGGAAGGTAAAGAGTGGGTTTGGGAAGGTGGTCATCTTCGTGAAAAACTTGCTGAACAAACTCAAAGAAGAATCAATACTCTAGTTGATCAAAAAAGACTTGAAGAGCATAAGTTGAATTTATTCAATGAGTTTCTTTCAAATCTTTAATTTATAAATAAATATAGATTATAACACAATCAATCTAAAATGTCCGTTGGTAGAAATTTACAAGAAATGGAAAACGTAGTAACCAAAGGGGCTGCATCTGCCGAACCAATGCACAAGCTGACCACAGGTATTCCTGATGGTCAAACTGGTGGTTGGGAAGACTTAGGTGGTCCAACTGTAGACAACTATCGTCCAGATGACGACTCAGCAAAACTGGAAACTCCAGGAAAAACTCTTGCCCAAGTTAAGAATGTTGTTAATGCTAAGGCAGCAGCAGCAGATCCAATGCAGGGTATGAAAGAGGAAACTGAGGAAGAAGAAGATCTCGTCGATGAGGAAGAAGTCGATGAAGATGAAGAGGTAGTTGCTGAAGCTTCTCACGAAAAAGAAAAAGAAGAAAAAGGTGAGAAGAAGCATAAGGAAGGTAAGAAAGAGGAAGAGGAAGAGGATGAAATGAAGGAAGAGTTCAACATCGATGAAGATGTTCAAGCTCTCTTTGAAGGTGAGAATCTTTCTGAAGAATTCCAAGAAAAAGCACGTACCATTTTTGAAGCTGCTATCAAGACAAAGGTTGGAGACATTCAAGAGCAACTCCAATCTGCATACGAGCAAGCACTCGTAGAAGAGATCGAAACTATTAAAGAAAGTCTGACCGAAAGACTCGACGCATACCTTGAGTATGTTGCCGATGAGTGGATCCAAGAGAACGCTCTCGCAGTTGAGCACGGTCTTAAGACTGAAATGACCGAATCATTCCTTCAAGGAATGAAGAGTCTTTTTGAAGATCATTATGTAACAGTCCCTGAAGATAGATATGATGTAATCGAGAGCATGGTAGATAAACTAGATGAAATGGAGTCAAAACTCAACGAGCAAATTCAAAGAAATGTTGCTCTTAATAGAAGATTAGCCGAGTCGGTTGCTGATGTAATCTTTGCAGATGTCGCTGAGGGTCTTGCACTTTCTCAGAAGGACAAACTCGCTTCTCTTGCCGAAAATGTTGAGTTTGAAAGTGAAGCAGACTATCGTGAGAAACTGGTCACACTGAGAAATTCTTATTTCCCAGCAAATCCCGGTACTCAAAGAGATCACTCAGACAATCTGTCTGAAGGTGTAGAATCTACCCCTCAGCAAGTTTCCTCTCTGATGGAAACTTATATGCAGACTCTGAGCAGAGTTTCTAAAAAGTGATTTTTAGATCATAATCAAACAACAACACTTTTAAAAGAGGTAAAAACAAATGCAAATGTTCGATGCTGAGCATCTGCAGGAGAAGTGGGCACCCCTACTTAACTACGACGGTCTTGATCCTATCAAAGATTCACATCGTAGAATGGTAACCGCCGTTCTCCTGGAGAACCAAGAAAAAGCACTTCGTGAAGAGCGTGAATTCCTGTACGAAGCTGCTCCAACCGTCAACACCAACAGTGGTAGCAATGCTGGATTCTCAGCTGGTGCTTCTTCACCTGTTGCTGGTTTCGACCCCGTTCTGATCTCCTTGATCAGACGTGCAATGCCTAACCTGGTTGCTTATGACCTGGCTGGCGTTCAACCAATGAACGGTCCTACTGGACTGATCTTTGCAATGCGCTCACGTTACGCTAATCAGACCGGAACTGAGGCATTCTTCAACGAGCCTAACACTGCGTTCTCTGGTCAGAACAGCAGCGGTAACCTCATTGATGGTATGACCGATAGCACCGTTGGTTTCGGTACTACTGGTGGTACTCCACTCACTGGCGCAACCAACCCTGCTGCTCTGAACCCACAAGGTTCACAAACCGCAGCAACATATCCTGTTGGTCAGGGTATGAGAACCGACGACTCCGAAGCTCTTGGCGACGCTGGCGCTAACGCTTTCAACGAGATGGCATTCTCAATCGAGAAAGTCACCGTTACTGCTAAGTCACGTGCTCTGAAAGCTGAGTACTCGTTAGAACTCGCACAAGACCTCAAGGCAATCCACGGTCTGAACGCTGAAGCGGAACTGGCAAACATTCTCTCAACCGAGATTCTTGC